TCGCAAACGCCAACAGCTCTATTTCAGCATTATTGGCGCTTTACAACCCGTTGCAAGGAAAGGTTACAAGGATCAGAACATGCAAGAAATTCCTTGATGCTGTCAATTTCTCAGCAGGTAATGCAACGGCAGACCCTAGCGCAAAGTTTGAGGATGAAATCTGGTATATCGATCGAGTAGCAAGCGAAAACCCTGAGCTAGTTGAATTTGAGCTGACAAGCAAGCTAGACCTGACAAATCTTGGGCTACCTCGGCGGCAAGTTGTTGAACATTGTCAATGGAAATATCGAGGCGTTGAATGTGGCTATGCAAAAAAAAGATACTTTGACTTAAACAACAACCCTACGGATGAGGCAAATGATCAATGCGCGAAGAAATATGAAAGCTGTGCATTACGCTTCCCAAGCGGCTTGTTGCCGTTTGGCGGATTCCCTGCCGCCAGATTGCAAACATGATTTCGAGACTTACGCTGCGATTGTTGCCCCGTTAGAGGCTTGCGGTGTGGTTTGTAGCGGCAAGTTTTGGCCGTGTCGAAATATCGCTGATGACCCTGAGCAAGACTTTGTAATGGACCCCAAAGACTTTGCAGTAGCTGCCTTGCGGGGGGCCGTGACAGCGGTTTTGCACTCACACCCAATGGGAGGGCCTGCCAGCGCTGCAGATCTGTTGGCCTGCCGTGGGACTCGCCTACCGTGGCACATCTACTCAATACCAGATGAGCAATGGTCAACTATCAATCCCTGATCGGTAGACAGTGGGACTACGGCCAAAACGATTGCTTCTCGTTGGTTCGCGAGTGGTTCAGCATGAAGGGCGTGATCATCCCTGATTTTGAGCGACCTGACGACCTAGAACACTGTGAGAGTATTTTCTTGGCAGAAGCCGAAGCCTGTGGGTTCTTTCAGGTTGAATTTGAGCGGCGGAGGCCCGGTGATGTCTTGATCATGCGTCTCGGCACTATGGCACCAATGCACGCGGCGATATTGCTGGACGATGAAAGGATCCTGCATCAGCGGCAAGATTCACTTAGTGCTGTTGAACCATTGCGTCAGTATTATGTGAGCAGAGTCGCGGCGGTCGTTAGGCATGATTCAGACCGTCAGGTTGCTGGGTGATCTCGGCCAGCGTTATGGCGTTGAGCACAAATACACAAATCTGAGGACACCTGCAGAAGCGATAAAATTACTTTGTATTAATCATCCTGAGCTACAGCGCGAGCTGATTACGGCGCATGAGCACGGGATTGGATACCGAGTGATTCAAGCGGACACCGATCTGGATTATCCAGACTTGGGCCTGCCGATTGGACAGCATGACCTGATCGTCGCTCCTGTGATTGCAGGCAGTGGTGGCGGTGGGGTGGGAAGGATTTTGATCGGGGCCGCTCTTGTAGCAGGCGCATTCTTTACAGGTGGCGCGACCATTGGCCTTTTAGGCTTGGCGGCGCCAGTCGCTGTCTCAACGGCGATTGGCGCAATCGGCGCCAGTTTGATCCTCGGCGGTGTCTCTCAGCTGCTGTCACCTCAGCCAACAATTGGCAACCTGGGCTCTAATCGATTAGGCAGCGGTGACAGCCTGTCAACAGATGGCCCGCAATCCGTCACCCGGGGCACAGATGGCCGCCAGTCGTACGCTTACACCGGAGCAGCTAACACCGTTGGGGTTGGCGCGACGATCCCAGTGGCCTACGGTGAGGTGCTGATTGGGTCTCAGCTGCTCTCAGCAAATGTAGATGTTACAGATGAGTCTGATCCATTACGGAATGTGATCAAGACGCCAGGGCCTGAAACCATTCTGTTCGGTGGCGAAAAGATTGGATTTAGCAAAACTGAAGCGTCTGGCATTAGATGCAGAAGATGGGAATATGATCAAGTGAAATTTTCAGATGGCAATTCATCCCAAAGGTTTTTGACGCTGCAGCAAGGTAACGTGACAAAACTAGACGAAGTTGATGGGGAAGACGATGACAGGGCTGATAATTATCAAGTGTTTTTTGAACTTCAGGACGGATTGTTTGACCGTGTCAGTGGAGAAGGCTCAAGCTTCGTAGATGGCTTTATCACTTATGAAATTGAAGTTACGACTAAAGTTTCAGGCCCTGACCCTGTGACCGCAACTCTTAGGGGTACTGTTCAGGGTTTGCTTTTGCCTGGGCAAAGGTATAGATGGATGAATTACATTAAATACGCGCCAATCGAAGATAACAGGGGAGTCGACACTAGAGTGAAAATAATTGATTTCAGGGCGAATGAATCTTGTAATTTAAAGGTTGCAATGAACGAATACAATCGATTTAAAGACGACAGCCAAAATAAAGCGTAATGGCATTAAACTCCACTTCAGTTATTCGCGTTGTCGATCTTCTTTGTGAAGGGCCTATCGCTGGCCTGGTCGGATGCGATGAAGGGATCTTCTTAGAAGAGACTGCGATCAGGACAGGAACAGACCGGAATTTTGCATCTGAGGATGTCTCCTACGATTTCAAGCCAGGCGGCAAAACGCAAAGCCAGCTAGAGCAGGGAAAGGACGGCACTTCAACGGTTAATGATGTAAACGTTGAGATTGGTCAAAACTACAGTGAGACGCTAAGCGATGAAAACAAAGTCATAGCCAGGGATTATGGAGCCGGTCAGGTCACAAGGCAAATCACAGATACAGACGTTGAGTCGTTTGAGCTGTTGCTCAGCATCCCTCGGATGTTTTCAACAGCCCAGGAAGGGCTAGCGAAAGGTCAGCTTTTTAACGGCAGCATCCAAATTGCAATCGACGTTCAGGCTCAAGGCGAAGCGTTCAATACTGTTTATGACAGGACGATTACAGGCATTGCGGTGAGTGAATATCAACTTAAGTCCCCACGAATCAACCTGAGCGGTCAAGGCCCGTGGAATATCCGAGTGAGAAAAGTGAACCTCGGCGAAAATCACTTTGAGGTTAAATTTCAAAACTTTACTGATATTGATCAAGACATCCCAATTGCAAACGGCAGGGGCAATCGGATATTTTGGACCAGCTTGATCGAGCTTCAATCTCTTAGAACAGCATATCCATTTTGCGCGGTGGCTGGTCTTTCGATCTCTACGCAGCAGTTCAAAAGCTTGCCGACGAGGGCTTACAAGATCAGAGGCCGGATCGTTGAAGTTCCATCAAATTCATTTGTTCGTGCTGACGGAAGCCTGGGGTTTGATGGAGCATTTGATGGCAGCCTCAAGAGAGCTTGGACGACCTGCCCGGTGTGCTGCTGGTACGACATGGCCACGAACAGCAGATATGGGGCCGGCGATTTTGTAGATGCGTCAAACCTGAGCTGGGTCGATCTATATCCGCTGAGCCAATATTCAAATCAGTTGGTTACAAACCCAGACGGCACACAAGAGCCGCGTTTTGCCTGCAACACCGTGATAGCCAGTAGGGCTGAAGCGTTCAACGTTTTGCAGGATCTAGCCAGTGTGTTCAGAGGGATGTTGTATTGGCAGGCAAACACGATTCAAGCGACAGCTGACCACGGGAACCTAGACGGCAGCAGCCTTTCGGCTGTGCATCTTTATACAAATAGCAACGTTATCAACGGGGCGTTCTCTTATTCAGGAACATCACTAAAAACCAGGAGCACATCAATAAGGGTCAGATATAACGACCCCGCAAACTTCTTCAAGTCAAATGTTGTTGTAGTTGAAGATGCGGAGCTGATAAGCAAATACGGCTATCAGGTGAGGGAGTTGGTGGGTTTTGGCGTTACCTCAAAGTTTCAAGCGCAACGGCTGGGGCGGTGGGCGCTTTTGTCTGAGGAGATTGACGGCGAGGTCGTGACCTTTACCACAGGGCTGCAGGGCGCAGTCGTTTTCCCTGGGCAGATCTTCGCCGTAGCCGACGAAATGCGGCAGGGCGTGCGTCTTGCCGGACGAGTGAGCGCAGCAACAACGTCTGCAATCACGCTCGACCAAACTGCATCATTGACAGGTGGCGGCAATGATCAGCTGACATGCACACTTCCAGACGGATCGATTGAGACGCGGCCAATCCTCTCTGTAGCGGGTTCAGTGGTGAATGTGCAGGCTTTTAGTGCTGCGCCATTGTTGCAGTCAATATGGTCGATCAGCGCAAGCAACATTAAAGAGCAGAAATTCAGATGCCTTTCAGTGTCTGACAACGGTGATGGCCAATTTGGAATCACAGGCGTTGAAAGCAATGACAGCATTTATTCAGCCGCTGACAGTGGCGGGAAACTGG